CCCCCACCACCAACCCGCGCCGGTGTTTGCAGCTTTATCAAACGCCTGACCCACATCGACAATACCGACAGGAACGCCCGTGGCTCCATCCGACAACGTGTCGCCAAAGTCGATACTGTCATGCCCAACCAGCTTGGCTTTGGGGAACCGATTCTTAAACTCGGGATCTTGCAACAACTGCTGCAATCCGGTCGGTGTTGGCGGGTAGCGGTTGGCAATCTGGGCAAACCCGTACTTGACCGAGTTCATGGTCGGGGTGGCCGAGGTCGCATTGGTGTAGTTGGTCTGATCGAACCCCAGCAACCGACCCATGTTGGCCACACCTGGTGCGCGACGAATGCCCCCGCTAAAGTTTTCCCAGCCGGGTTTCAGTTGGCCGTTGGCGTCAAAGATTTGATCGCTGTTGACCCCCTGACGCGCCCACCAATCGGTGTTCTGGTAGTCCGTCCGTCCCGCTTGACCGGGATTTGTGGCGTTAGTTCCCGTGGCATACCGAGACTGTGCGGCCTTGGCTTCACCGGAAGTAGCAATACCCTGCACCATGCGGTTGATTCCAGCCGCGCCTTTGCCCCAACCGTTCTGACCAGACAACCACGCGGTAATCTCCGCGTCACTGGCGTCCCGCAACAGATGCGTCTTATAGGCGGCAGCAATCTGAGCGCGTAACGACGGGTCTTGCGTTTCATCGGCGGGTGCAGAAGGGCCGAAATCAGAAGGCGGAGCGTTTCCACCCGTGCCGGGTTGTCCACCCGTAGGTTCTTCTGCGCCACCACCAACGTCGCCACCGCCATCCTGTGCTTCACTACCACCACCACCGCCACCCTGTGACCGTGCGGCATATGACTGCGCTTCACCCGAGTTACGAATAGCCTCAATCCACGCGGCGGGGTTATCGCCATACCCGTAGGCACCCGACTCCCAGTTGGCAACCTCGTCGTCACTGGCGTCCCGGCCTAAATACGTGCGATACGCTTCACGAATACCCATGATGTGTCCTTTGTGCCGTTGTTCGCTATTCGATTGGCGTGGTGTCTTCGACGTAGTCAGGCAGCGTGGGGCGCGTCAACTGCAACGCATCCGGCTCCACATACACACTGAGTTCGTTCTGCGGCATTCCCAGCAGGTTTCGCATGTAGTTCATCTGGTTCTGACGAGCGCCATACATCTTGTCCTGCGTCCGACCCTGCGACAGTTCACTTGCACGGGTATTGAATGACGTATCGCCATAGCGGCTGAAGTCGTTCATCACGCCAGCGGAACTTAAGCCGTAATTCTGTTTGTCGGAAAACCGTTTGGACAGCCGATCCAACTCGGATTGCCGCTTGATGTACGCCAACTGGTCAGCACTGGACTGCGCTTGAATACGGGCCGCTTCTGTGGCAGCTTTGGTCTGCATATCCGCTGACTTAGTCGCGGCATCGGAACCTTTTTTGGCTCCATACAGATTTCCAGCGGTTTGAATACCTTGGGACGCAATTTGCGCTTGTCCGGGGGTCATTTTAAATCCTTTATTTTGATTGACCGATGTGCTGGGCGTACTGCCAGATGGATATGTAGGGCTGCTACTCCGCGAAAACCATGGCAACGGAATACCGCCACCACGGCCACCACTGCTTTGCGGCAGCAACCGGTCGGTATCAACCACAGCAGTTGGATCAGTGCCGTGGACAATGACGCGAAAATTGGGATTAGCGTCTACAGCCATACATTAACTCCTGCCATGCTCATGGCTTCCACGCATAGTGCTTGCCGACCAACCACTGCGCCCCAAGCTTCTCTAGCAACGGCTCCACCCGAGAGTTCTGCGCCCATGCCACGACACCTGGGAGAGATGCGGTCACGCGGCGGATAAGCTCCAGTAACTGCAGTCCTGATCGGCGCGTAGCTGGTTTCACATCCAAACCCTCAAGATGCCACAGCGGATACACCGCACAACACGCCAAGATCCGTTCCTGCTCTTCCACTACCAGCACTTTGCCTTCAGGTGGCAGGATTGGCACCACGGTTTCCAGTTGCGTCCCCACCAGACGACCATACTCTTCTACGGGTAAGATCCGCGCTACGCGACTTGTTCGCACAGCACGTCCAGTTGGTATTGCATCGTGACAGCCCCAACACTGACATACGTCGTCGCATAGGTGATCGCCGTAGCTTCGTCCACGCGCACCAGATACGTCAGACTGCCCGTGGTCGCGGTGCTGTTGCCCGTAATTGCCGCGCTGCTGGTCGTACACGCCACCGTCGATGTCCATCCGAACGTGACCGTCAGCGACGAACTGGTGGTCGCCGCTCTCGTCACCCGTGCCGCCATCGACAAGCGATACACCCCGGGCTGCACTTGCAAGATGCCGAAGTTCGTCGAGGCAATCGACGCAGACTGCACCGTCAACGAGCTCGTGGCAATAATTGACGGACTGCCGTTGATCCGGTCGGCCATCGACAGCAGCCAATACCGCATGGCTTGAGTGACACGTCCCGAGATCCGAGACGCCGTCACCGGCTGCTCCACCACAAACTCCGGTTGGGGGGCAAGGTTGATCATGCGTCATGCGTTTCCCTGAAAGTTGCGACCTTCGACAATGGCCCCCACAATGCGCCACGCAATGGGGTCGGTCACAGTAATCTCCGGCACCCACATCCGTTGCGACGACGCCAGCCGCGTCCAATACATCTGCGCCTGAAACTGTCCCTGCGTTCCGGCACTGGTCGTCAACGTGTTTGACCAGTTCCGCAAGTCCGTGCTGGTGCGGAGCATGACTTGCGGGTTGGCTCCCTGTCCCGATCCCGTGCCAAGACCTGGTTCCAGCAACAGTTCAAACCGGCTGACAAACATCCGGCGACCCTGCGCTAACCACAACGCGGGAGGAATACGGAGGCGACGAATCAATTCTCCGTCACACTCGGTGGTAAAGTCCGTGTCCATCGCGCAGATCATGCCGCTGGTGCGATTGCCCACCAGATGCTTGCCAAAGGCATAGGCGTGGCTTCTCGGCCCCCAATAGCCATACGAACCAGTGCTGGTGTTCCAAATGCCGCGTTCGTGCCACAGGCCCGTAGAGAGGTCGTAGACCCATGTCGCGTTGGCGGTCGGAAACGTCAGGCAGTAGAACGTATGCCCCTGATCCGAATACACCACCGCTTCCGCGTCACTGATGGTGCTGTATTTGGCAATGGCCGTCTCAATGGCGTAGGTGCTAATACGCTGCGGCACCAGACCCGTCGCCGCGACCACAATCCCCGCACCATCGGCGGTCTGGGACAACCAGATCATCTTGTCTGCCGCCAGCTTGACCGAGTAGGGTGCTGCCGTGCCGTAGCCAAACACGCTGCCGGGCACGGGCTGGAACGGGAACGGAGACGTTCCGGCGTCATACCAGACTTCGCCGGTCTGTTCGCCAATCAGCCAAATCTGCCGGTTGCCGTCAACCACCATGGCTTTCCATGGGTCAGGCGCAATCGACCGTTGGGCGTAATCCAACGCCGACCAACTACTGCCATCGTTCAAGGCACTGATGTAATACGTTGAGGTGGCTGAATCGAAGGCCAAGAAATAGCCATCGATCATGCCGACCATCGTGCATTTGCCAGCCAAAAACGAGATGGTGCTAAGCGTGTTGGTGGCAATGTCCAGCAGGTAGCCATTGCCGCCACTAGCAATCAACAACTGCCCACCCGCGTCACCATTGCTAGCAATACTGGCCGGGTTGGGATCATTGGTGACCGTGCCGCTTGTCACAATGGACGCACTGTTGGTGACCAACACCTGATAAACATGCGACCCCATGACGGCGTAGCAGCGACCGGCCATGGCAAACATGGCTCGGCAGTTGATGTCAGCTACCGTGACGTAGTCTTCCTGACCGGGACAGGGATAGAGCGCGGCTCCTTGTGGAGAAGCCGATGACTGGATGGGTTCAGGATACCAGTTGACCGTGCGCTCCACATCCGCCCACGGGCTTTGGCTCTCGTTCGACCCGTAGACAAATCCTGGGTACGCGGCCATTTAGCTATCCGAATAAATATTGTAGTGCGGCCCCGCGCCACCAAAAAGCAAACCGGCCACACCGGACGACAAGTCCGATAGGCGCTGGTTCGCTCGTTTGATGTCAGCTTTGCTTTCCATCGCCGCTTGCTGCAAGTCTGCCGTCAATGGGGAGTCAAACGCACTGGCCAGTTCCTTGGCCAAACCAGTTCGCAGAAACCGACGATACCCCGGCGGCAGCGAAATGGTGGTGCTGAGCGAGGCAAACTCAGCAACCGGCACGGGCGTGTAGATCACGCCCTGCAACGTGGTACTGGTCGGCAGGGGCCACAGATAGACCAGCCCCAGTCCCGCTGTCCACGTTGGGTTGTAATACGCCGCTTGTGGATACACGGACGTCAGCCCCTTTTGCGCGATACCCGCATAGGCATCTTCCGTCAGCAATGGCCCCAAATTATATTCAATCGTGGGAGACACCGAAGTGTCTTGAAAGCCAATGTTCGTCACGTCCATCGGGCCTGTCGGACGCACACAGTTAATGACCCCGCCCACGCCAATGGTGTAGCTGGCCGCGGTTGAAATCGTCCACGTGGTCCGCGCCTGGGCATACACCGTCAAGCCTTCGTTGGCGAGACTGTTGACCCAGTCGTTTAAACGATCAAACGCAAACGCTGCATCATTCGCAGTGGCCGTTTCTCCCACCTGCAACACGCGCAGGTCTTGGAGCGCGGCAGTAATCAGTTGGGACACCGTCACGGTTACACCTGATACAACGCGTTCATCAACGTCGCAGAGGTTGTGGTGCTATTGACGCGAATACACTTCAGCGGCAACACCGTTCCCGCCAACACCGTAAACGCGCCAGTCGAACCATCTTCAAACACGGCCACCACAATGCCAGCGCCACCCACAAAGATGGCATCGGCAGGAATGGCCTTGGTCGCGGCATTCGCCGCATACGTGCTGCCATCAAAGTTGACCGTGTCGCTCTTGGTAATCAACACCGACCGATTATACGTGTCGCTGGTTTGTGCCATTTACGTCCTAACTTTCAACGGACGACCGCGCTTCCGGCGCACGGGCGTTTCGGGAACCGCTGGCACCTGTTCGTGCGTGGCATCATCGGCCACCTTGGCTTCGGCTTTCGCCAACTCACTTAACCGCTGATCTGCAAAGTGCCGCTGGGCGGTTACTTCGGCAATAGAGCGCATATCGTGTTCGTATTTCTCAATAGCTTCCACGGGGCCGGTTGACCAACCCTGCGCCAATGCCCGATCACGCTCTTCGGCATTGCCTACGATCAACTGACACGACCGCGCAAATGCCTCACCGACTGGATCGCCAACCGCCGCCAACGGGTCGCCACACATGACCTTGCCGTTATCACGGGCAAAGGCTTTATACAGCATGTCCGGGAACGGTTCGTGTCCATTAGCGTTCTTCCCGCCATGCCGCTTCTGCGTGTTCCACTGCGCCATTTCGCGGGAGTGTTCGCTGTCGGGGTTGTGAATAATTGCCATGTGTCCTCACGAAAATGAAGGAGACGGCACGTAACCGCCTCCTTCAGGTTGCCTTACGCCCAGGTCGGAGAACCCGCCAACGCCGTGGCGCTGGTCGGGCCGACGCTGACCCAGAAGCCGTTACACGCCACCAGCAGTGACGACATGGTCAACGACGCCGAGAAGGTGCCAACATCGAAGCTGGCCCCACCATTGCCCAGCCCCGAACTGGCCGTCACGGTGTGCGCGGCCTTGCCGTTCGCCACGATGTGCAGATAGCACCCGTCTTGGTCTTTGGTCGGAACCGCCAGCGTCATCGCCAACGCCGACGTGCCGTTGATGATGGCCACCGTCCACTGCGACGCGCCAAAGGCAATTGCCCCCGCCGCCGTGTAGGACGCCACCGTCACCGACATCTGACCCGGATACAGGACGCCTTCGTTGACCTGACTTGGTGCCTGCGCCAGATCCGAAGCCAGCGCGGTCATCACGTTCGCACCGGTCTGGTGCGCCGCGGTGACCGATCCCTGCTGTCCGCGAGTCACGCCGACAATGACACCCGAGGTGTATGCCTGGTTGATCTGCATCCATTCGCCATCAACGCGAATGAGACGCCCCGCCGTCAACGACGTGGCCGACGCCACCGTAATGGTGTTGTCGATCAGCGCCACCGCAGCGGCAAGAGTCGTATTTACCAATGCCATAACTTAACCCCACACTCGCGCGGCCAGCCGCGCCTGAATCGTTGCCGCACCAATCAGAATGTCCAGACGGCTCGGGTTCTGATCCGTGCCAATCTGATACTGCTCAACCATGCGAATGCTAAAGCCCAGTGCTTTGCTCCGCACGGTGGTGGATTCCGCACCCGCGCCTGGCTTCATCAGGTCGGCCATCACGAACGCAAACGCGTCGGGGTGATAGACGAACGACTGCGGCGAGGTGGTGGTGGCCAACGTGCCGCTGGAGGCCGAGGTTGCGCCGAGGACGGTCACAACGGCGTTGTTGGCAGGCGAAGCATCCACCGTCTGCAACTGACCCGAAGTCACAATCGACGGGCTGATCGGCAGGGTCGCCATCGCACCCGACGAATCCGACGTATCGGCGGTCACCACAAACTGCTGCAAACGACCAGTAGACGAGTACGACAGAGGGTTGACCGAGTTCACGCCAGCAATGGTGAAAATGTCACCCTTCTTAAGCGTGGACGCGCCCGATGCCCAACCGTCAATGTTGATGGTCGAGCCGGTCTGACTCGCGCCATCCACCAACGGCGTGGACGCGGTAAAGGTGCCGGTCGTGTGCGTGGGACGCACCGGATCCTGCAACCACTTATCAACACCCAACTGCCGACGACCGAACATGCCCTCTTCGTAGTTCTCCGAGATGATGGCGGTTGGGTTAAACAGCGAACTGGTGGTGTTGGCCAGCGTGGACATGGCCAGCGGATCCAACACGGCCACGCGACCCTTCAGCGGGGTCGAAAGGTCGGTTAGCTTCACACCCGCCTGCAGGTAGGTGATGGTGGCGCTCGGCGTGGTGCCGGGCGTCCCGACCGCGCTGTAGATGTCGCGGTAGACGGCGTTAAACGCCAGCACTTCGGCCGCGTTGGCCAGTGCTTCCGAACCCGGATCGACATACCGCGCACGGATGTTGTCCAGTTCCGTGGTGGCCTGCGCCGACGAATACCCAAACGCGACGTTCTTTTGGTTCGTCAGCGAGATCGGCACGGTCTGGTCATACAGGTTCTGCAGCTGCAGCGCCTGACCATCCGTCACAGTGAAACGCTGGGGCAGTCGCGCATTGACGGTATTACCGACCTTCGCGCCAGCAATTTCGTACTGCGAATCGTACGTGCGGTTGACGTTGGCCAGGAACACCAACTTGTTAATAAATCCGCGAGCGACTTCCTTGGTCGTCCACGACGGGGTTGCGAGGGTATTAGCCACAGACTATCCTTTCGACCGATGGGTTACATGCGACCCGCGGCGCGATCAGCGGCGTTCATGCGACGGAAGTGTTCATCCATCGACAAATCATCCGAAATCGCAAATGGGTCGGCGACTGGTGGCGAAGTACCAAGCGGCTTGATTGGCGCTTTCGCGGAACTCACGACTCGGGCTGGGCCGCGCACAGAGGCAGCTTCGAGTCGGGCTTCAAGTTTGCCCATTTCCCGGTAGGTTTGCGCCGGGTGCAGCGTGGACAAACGCTGAGATTCTTCGGGGTTGGCCGAGAGCCACTTGAGCATCTCAATGCCCACCGGACTATCCATCGCCAGGTGCTGCATGGGCAGCGACATGGGCGTATCGGGATTCAGGGACGCCATCAGTTCCGGGTCTTGCGCGGAGGCATCCTGCAACCGAGACATCCATTGGTGCTGTTGCTGCTGTTGGGATTCCTCAATCTGGCGCTGCTGGTATGCCTGATGGCGCACGACATCGCGTTCCTGATGTCTAGCATCGGCCACAAACGCCGCCAACGCCATTGAATAATCCTCGTAGGCATCAAACTGCTCGACCCGTGGCACCCCGGACATGTTTTTAAAACGCGACCAGTCAGGAGCCGTCTCGGATTCGACTGGCAGCGGTTGCACCAACTGCTGCACACGGGCTTCTGCGGCTTCGGCGCGACGTTCCGCTTCACGCTGTTTGGCAATCGCGGCCTTGACCGCTTCAGTGGGGTCGCTTCGGCGGTTGCTTTTAACGGGAGCGGCTTTAACGGGTTCGCCTATCGGCAGGTCAGGAGCAGTGGATTCCACCACCATATCCGAGTCCATCGTCGCCTGAATTTGCTCAGGCGTTTCGTGACTCGAATCAATCGTCATGTCACTGACGGGGACAACGGACGTTGTGTCGGGTGCCGAGTCGTTAAGCTCTGTGGACATGCGTCAACATCAATATCATAAAGAATACAAGCAAATCAATTAATAAGCCAAACTCTTGTTATTTACCTTTGGCATTACGGGCGCTAATAGCCCGAGCTTTTTGCTGGGCGTCTTCTTTGCTCGACGCGCCCCATGCTTTCAGTGACAGCGCCAATCGCGTCGGATCGCCATCCGGTTCCGTCATTGGCCCCATCATGTTACCCATCCGGGCCAGAAAACTGGCACGACGGGGATTATCCCCGGCTTTAACAGGTGGTCTGAGGGTGCCACCAGTTTCGGCTTTATACGACGCCCGACCGGCGGCATTGAGTCCGCCTTCTGGATTCTTGCCTTCCTTGCGCGTCCATGCGGCACTCATTCGTCCTCCCGCTCTTCTGACTGTTCCATGCCCATCGGGGAGGCGTTCATTATGCGGTCATGCTCGGCGTCGAGGCTGTCGCGTTCAGCCATCTGCTGCTCATGGAACTGCTTGGCGGCTTGCTGCACCGACGTAACTTCGTGTGCCGTATCGGCGGTGTCTTTTTTGACGGCAGCGGCCAACGCAGCATTGGCTTCATCAGCGCGGATCTTCATGGCCGTAATGGTCATCTGCGTTTCGTTCCGCATCCGTTCAATTTCAATCTTGGCTTGTTGGTCACTTTGGGCCTGCAGCGTCTGCGCTTGCAGCTTTTCGCGCTCCTGCTGCAGGATCATGTCCTGCTTCTGGAGTTCCAACTGCGCCTGTTGTTGGAGTTTCTGGCTATCCGACTCCAATAACTTAGTCTTTTCGTCCAGCGCCTTGCCCAATTGTTCGACCATCTGGCTGGCTTGCTGCAATTGATTCTGCAACTGCTGGGAATCCGGGCCTTCAGCTTGCGCCTGCAGCGGCGGCGGCAGCATTTTCTTGACCCGTTCAGCGGCTTCTAAGTGACCGGGGAAATCACGGAACTTCAGGTAAATATCACCCAAGATGGGGAACAACGCGGGATTGGCTTGGAACAGATTGCCCATTTCATCCGCGCCTTCTTCGTTCCGGCTCTTGTAGCTTTTGCCAATGCTGACCGACACGCCGTAACGACCCTTTTTCAGGTCGTAATTGAGTATCTTGCCCTGCGGACGCGCCCCGACCATGGGCGACGGCATCCCCGGCGGCATCGGAGGCGCACCCTGCGGTATCGGCATCCCGGGTTGACCCATCATGCCTATCGGCATTGGCGGCGCAGGAGGAGCCTGTGGTGCGCCCTGCGGCACCGCCACGGGACGCTGCGTCTGGGGGTTCACCCGGAACGGCTGGTTGAGCATGACCGTCTTGGAGCGGTCTTCCCGGTCAAGAATCCGGGCCACGCGACCCGGACGGTCGTAAATGTGGGGAATTAAGTCCAACACGACCTTGGCTTCGTAGGTCATGCTAATTTCTGCCAGATTGTCGAGGAAATGGCTGGACCCGGCCATGTGCTGGTTCTGGAGCGCCAACACCGCTCGACCGCTCTTGGCGTTGGTAGCTTGCTGCCCTAGCGCACTCTCGTACGCGCCCGTGCCTTCGTGAATAAACTCTCGCGCCTGTTGCAGCAAGAGCATGGACGGGCCGAGACGCGACGTATCGACCTGGGTGCGCTGCGGCGGCGGGGCCGGGGTGCCATTGAGCGAGACATTGCGGTAGCGTAAGTAAGGGAAGTTGCGGACGTTGGCTAACTGCCACTCTTCCTCGTGGCCCTCTTCCTGCCCTTCCACCATGGTGTACGGCGCTTTGGTTTCCAGGGACGCCATTTCTACGGCGCTGCTGGCGCTGTAGTTCAGCAGCCGGACGGCATCTTTGTTGGGTTCAATCATGCCGACCCAGCGGCGTTCCTGCTCAAACGGAATCAATTCCCGTCCCACCACCGGGATAATGGGGATATACCGGCCATCCATCGCCTGTTTGGGTTCCAGTTCCTCAATGGCGTTAATGGTAGACCAGTACAGGACGGGCGTCTTTTCCTTGCGTGTTCGTGCCTCGGCTCCGGTTCGTGCCGTACGTCCCGCCGGGATCTTCGTTTCGTCCGCGTCGGTGCCGTCATCTAGCAGCACCCGTGTGGTCGTTTCGTATTCCAACCGGTAATATTCGGCTACCCGAACGGCGCGACCTTCGCCTTCGTCGCCGCTGATCCACGATTGGGTGTTCATGCCAATGGCCGACAGTTCATCTTCTGAGAACGTGGCCATCTCGCTGTTGGGATACTGGCGCTTATACGCCGCCCACGGCATGTCATTTACGAGGAACGCCCACTGCCCGTCCGAAAAGTCCGGTTCTTGCGCAAACGGGTCCAGCACCACACTGCCCTGCTGCAAGATGCGCTTAATCATGATGCGCTGGTCAAACGGATCACCCGAGTCCGGGTCAGGCTCGGTCATCACGCGGTAATACCCGCGTCCCGCCTTGACAGCCCGTTCAAACGCCCACGACCGCGCCAATCCCGCACGGCTTTCGACCTCAATGCGCCGATACAATCCCTGAATAATCTCGGCGGTGTCATCGCTGGCTTCGTCGGACAACGCATGGATGGTGACGCCCAGATGCGCCCCCTTTTCGGCGTTCAGCACCAATTGGATCGGGTGATCCAAGCTAGGGATCGACAACATGGGCCGCTGTGGAATAGCTACGCCGCCAATTAGCTGCGGCTTGCGCTGGTCTTTGACTTCGGTGGGCCAGCACAAATCCGGCACTTGGAAACGCAGGGCGTCTACTTCACGGTTGCGCTGCTCCACATCGGCGTCGGTGCCAACCTTAAATCGGTCAAGGGCTTGCTGCAATTCAGGTGTTGCCATTTAATGTGCCATCCAGCTTGAGGCTTGCGACGTGCGCCGTGGTGACCGATTAACCGTTTGTGGGGCCACGCGCATCTGTGATCGCCCACTAATGACTAAATACCGCGTGGCATCCATTAAATGGTCGCCACTTTTGACAATCTTACCTTGCTCGTCCCGATGATACTTGCGAAACTCGTTGCGCCAGTTGCGAAGATGCTCTTGCACCTTGAGCCGCCCCGATACCAGCAAGTTCCACGTTTCGGTAATACCAGCTTCTACGGCATTAACGGCAGGGTCGAGCTTGAGGCCCAACCGCCCGTAAATCTGAATCAGGGTGCGCCCATCAATCTGGCTACTGCCGGACGACGCGGGGTCAATCACGCCAGACATCCACGCGCCACGGGCTTTGACCGCTTCGGCATGGCTGGCGGGTTCGCCCTGTCCTTGATAATGCTCGTCATACAGCACAATCTGGCCGGATCCGGGATTCTGTGCGCCCCAAATGACGGCGGTGCGGTTCCAGCCCACATCCATCGCGTAGACTTTGCGCCAGGTGTCGGGAATCTCAGCAGTCGGGACGATGATGTCCTTCTCGGAGATGGGATAAATCGCGCCCGACCCCAGACTGGGTTCGCCCTCGGTTCGGGCCGCAATTTGGTAGGGTGGCGTGGTCGCCATCAGGGCGCGGCGTTCATCGACATCCAGATGCGGGACATCTTTCCATCCGGCTTGGATATACGTCTTAAACTCGGCGGCTAAGTCCGTTTCTGGCTCAAGAAATCCCTTAACCACCGCGCTCATGCCCTGCAACGGCGTGAACGTCACCATCACAATGCCCTTGGTGGTCACCGTGCGGTAGAGCATTTCGGTGTAGCAGTCGGACGGCGGCTCCTCGTCGCACCAGATGACATGCTTGCTGGTGCCTTCAAACGACGGTCGTCCCTGTTCGTAGGTCTTGAGGCCCAACAAACTCTGGCCCCCGGACACATGTTTGATCACCGCGCCTTCCAGCGCCCCCGGCAACCCTCGGCTGCTAATCGTGGAGACGATAAGATGGGCGGGAATCATACCCGTGCCTGGCAGTTGGACGGATCCCAGCAACTTGGCTTGGACAATGTCGCGGGTCGTCTGGCTATTAGTGCCAACGGCCCAGCATTCCACGGGGGTGTCAAACCGACGACCGGCCCACCACTTCGGATAGAGGCCCGTCAGGTGGCAGGTCAGTTCGTAGGCGCCTGCTTCCGACTTGCCCACCCGATTCGCGGCCATAAACAGCCGCTCTTTAAAGACTTTGCCTTGCGAAAAGAATTCTAAGTGGCGGGGATAGAGCGCCCGGGCCAAGGGGCCGCTGTCGGCAAAGAAGTTGGTAAACCGGGACGACGACCGGCGTTCCGCTTCATCCATCAGGCGCTGAAACAGCACCTGTTCGTCTAGCGTCAGTGGCATTTAATCGTGGAGCTTCTTGAGCAACGCCGCCATGCTGGCTTTCAATTCCGCATCACTGAGACTTGCGGTCGGGGTCGAAGTCACATCCAGATCCAAACTCTGCCGCGCCTGTCCAAACAGGCGATCCATGATGTCCTTGAGGATGGGCGCACTGGGCGCAATGGCACTCAGCCGATATGCCTGTTCTCCCGCGTCCAGTTTTTCGTTCATGACATCCGCATCCACCACCGTCTGCCACTTGCCCTGCGCGTCCCGCGCTTGCATGTGGGTGACGCCCTCAGCGGCGGTCAACTGCGCTTCCACCAGCCGGTCAAACCGTTTCGACACGGCCTGTTTCCACGCGGCCAGCAATTCGGCCTTTTCGCGGAGCCGCATGGTCTGACGAATCTTCGTGCCGTTGACAATGTCGCCCGGTCGATGTTTATACCGGGGGCCAAGTTTGGGTGTTCTGGACGTGGGCATATCGCTGCCCTTGGTTGTATCACAGTTGGGACTTGACGGGTAGTCCCGTTGTGCTATCGTAAGGGTGCTCTGCCGGGAGGGTAAACCGCTGGCGGCAGGGCGACGTTGTTGAGGTAGCTACCAGCATCAGACAGCTACCACGGTGGGAACCCCCTTCAGTGGGGAACCGATTAGAGCCGCTGATGAGGTGTACGACGCACACCTAACGTCTGATCGCGTGGTGCCTCGATCGTGAGGAGCCACCCCACTCTCCGCTCAACGCCGAGTCCCTCGGTTTGTTCGCGGATCATGGGTAGGTTCGCCCCAGACTGGGAGAACTCTACCCATCTTCCAACTCACATCCGTTCCCTCTTCCTATTCAGTACCAGATCTACACACTTCATGGGCGTATCCTCCGCCCCCGCCCCCAAAGGGCGGGAAGGACGGAGGATCTGGCCACCCTCTGTACATTACCTTCCTTGATCTTTCCTGATTTCTCCGATCCTCCATGCGTCCACCCGCCAGGCTCCAGTTTTTGGGCCGTTTCTGGCTCTCCGTGTTCTGTTTCGGCACACGCGTGTTCCATTTCAAACCATTTCACTGCCCGGACAATTTGTCCGGACAACCCGGACACGTTGTCCGCCCTTAGCCTTTACGTGTCCGGACAACCTGTCCGCCTTGTCCGGACAATCTGTCCGCCCTTAGCGTTGACAGTTTTACTGCGTATCCAGTTGTTTTCTGGATTTCGCGGGGTATGAAGAGGTGGGAGGGGGGAATCCCGAATCCAAAAGCGCTTCGGTTTCTACCGGGCCGGAATCCGATTAGGGCAAACGCCCAATCCTGAACTGGGTGAGCTGGCGCCGGGAACCACGGCGGCCGGGCCAGCTACCGGCCCGTACATGGGTTGGGTCACATGCCCCACATGGGCGTGGGAGGGGAGGGGAAGGTTGGAGACCCTGTCCATTCTAGGCAAGAGTTGAGTGTAGGACTGTCACCTAAAGTGGACACTTCTTTTGTCACCTAAAGTGGACATTAAAATAATACGCAACTTGTTGTACGATTGTGCTTGCTATACGCTTGGGCCTTGTGTTCTACTTGTCTGGTCGGCACGTTTCGCCGACGGGCCCGCGTCATCCCGGCGCGGGTCATTTTTGAAACTAAGAACAGGCGCTCGAACTCATCGTACGCCGGTGGATTCGTCGAAGCATGCAAAGTATGGGGACAAGACAATGCACAAAATGACCGCTGATGAACAAATCGACGCTATCCTCTCCGATTTGATGACCGACATCCGGTGCGCTGAAGCGCAAGCAACTGACGGCCCGTTTTTTCCCGAACGCAATATCACCGCGATCGAGCTTCGCGATTACGCCTCGAAATGCCGAGTGCAAGTCGGAATGATCACGGCTCGGCGTGGCGAGGGTATGCGGATCGTGAATGCGCTCATCGATGGAGAGCAATAAATAGACTCAACACACGGACACCACTCGGGCGCAGCTACAACGGCCCTGTTGACAATCCGAACCGTTTAGGTATTTAATCCGTTTACTCGTTCGATTCACACACACAAGAAAAGGAACAAGACTTGACCATAACAAGACTTGAACAGTTGACTCACGCAGAACGTTTGACCGAAGCGCTGGTGCTGGCCGTCCTGGTGGGAGCCGAGAACAAGGTGGCGCAAGGCATCAAAGCGTTTCACGGTTCCCCACATGACTTTGACCAGTTCAGCGTAAGCAAGATCGGGACGGGGGAAGGGGCGCAAGCCTACGGGCATGGGCTGTATTTCGCGGAAGCGCCAGAGACAGCGGGATTCTATAAAGATTTCCTGGCGAAGAAAGCGGATACGCCAGAGTATTGGGAATCTGTCAAGGATCGCGTGCCTGAGTTCTTAGGGGTGGGCGAACAGGACGAGCTTTTCAAACTCAAGCAGAAACTTGCCAAGAACGCCACGAATGGCCCACCGTTGACGGCTCAAGAAACGGGGAGATTCGATGCATTGAATGGTCGATACCGCGAATACTACGAAGCCGTAGACGCGCTAAAGCCCAAAGGCCACATGTATGAAGTCAACATCGACGCCGACCCCGAGGACTTTCTTGATTGGGATGCCCCCCTAAGCCAGCAGAGCGAGAAGGTGCGGCAGGCGTTCACAAACTTGCACGGGCCTGAAGATTTAGCGAATTACGCGGATGCCCCTGGTCGGAAGTGGGCAGGCCCAGCCGCCAGTGAAAGACTTCGCAAGGCGGGCATCCCCGGCATCAAGTATCTTGACGGGGCCTCCCGCTCAGCCGGGCAAGGCTCCCACAACTACGTCGTGTTTGACGATACCAGAATCAGTATTGTAAGGAAATTCGGCACCGCCGCACTGCTGGAGGCGCGATCGTGAACCGCCAATCTATTTCCGGTGGTTGGATTGACCTCGACACGGCAAAAAAGTTTGCCGAAGATCGCAAGTGGGACGGTCACAACATGATCAGTGTCAACACCGGGTCGCAATGGGATCACGAAGTGTTGTACCGCAGTGCCGGCGGCGTCTACGTGTTGCACACCTGGTCAGACTACCAGGGCACTCGTGACACGTGGGAGCGGATCGGTATTCACAACGCGGTCGCGTGGCTGTTGCGGAACGACTACCAGCCCACGACGCCGGACGAAGAAGCGATTGTGGCCGGGTTGGAGGTCTGATCGTGATTACACCCACGATTCATCTGAATGGCACGTCCGGCGCGGATCTGCTGTCGCAAACGGTCGATGCCTTGATCGCGTTATCGGACGCGATCAAGGCGTTGCGGGCCGCAGGGCCAAACGGGCGCGATTACTACGTCCAACAAAAGGCGAACTTCGCGCAGGCGCAGCAGCAGCACTGGGACAGACTCGCGAAGTTGGAATCCGTACAGGCCGATCTGGTGGCGATCTCAGAAGCGATTCATGCGCAAATGACCGAACGGAGCCGCTGATCACAATGACACGCAACAACGTCTACGACATCCTGATCGGGGTCGCATTGACCCCGGTTCTTTATCTGCTGGTGGTGTTAGTGGGGTGCCTATGAATCCCGAAGATCTCAAGTCGCAAGCCGCAGCCCTTTTGGGCCGATTGGGTGGCCTGAGCCGGTCACCAAAAAAACAAGCCGCTAGCGCGGCAAACGGCAGGTCGTCAGCGGTGAGAAAATACCCCCGTTGCGAGAACTGCGAAGCGAAAAGACGCACCTGTTATCACCGAGTCAAAAAAGCGGAGGTCCAGTCATGAACGAGAACCTGAAGGTTGGCGACGTTGTCTTGTGCCGTGGTGGATGGGGCAGCGAAGCCCCCAAGCTGGTCACGATCACGCACTTGGAACTGTGCGTCGAAGCTGGCGACAGGTACGGGGTGCCGGTGGCCGAATTGCCGTGGTCAAAAAAAGGCTGCGCTGTAATCGATCTGGACAACGGGCACTGGTGCTACGGGTATCAAATTGAGCCGCTGGCCCAGCGGATCGGGGACGAACCGGTCTAGTCGTACGGATAAACTCCATCGCCCGTGGTTTGCCGACGTTTCGGTACCACGGGCGACTTTTCGGCGACCACGACGACTTTTCGTCGCTGCGTCTCAACCATCCTCATTGGGCGGCAGAACCTCCCACAAGTGTTTATTCAGGCGGTGAGCCGCGAGTCCGCGAAAGGCACTTGATAGCTGGCACCGCACGAAATACTCGGGCCGTCGCAACCTGGTGGTACCCTCCCAGCCCTGCACCGTGCGCCAACTCATCCCGGTGCCGTCCTCTTGTGTCCAGTGCTTGGCGAATTGTCGGCAGGTTTCCCGCAGGATCTCTCGCCTGAAGACGGCAATCTGAATCGGCGTCCATTGAATCGACGTGAGCATGTTTACGTCTCCATCTGTCCTGACCCCCCTCCCTCCCCTACTATGTAGGGGGGGAGGGGTTTGTCCGGATCAGATCCCACCGTGTCCGGACAACCCTGTCCGGTGGTTAACCTACTGAGAACAAAAAACTTATGCGTTTACGCTTTTCTGTTGTCCGGACGTTGTCCGCCACCATGTAAGAATTACGTGTCCGGGCATTTTCAGGCCCAAAATCGCAGATCCTGACGGTGTGTCCGGGTTTGTCCGGCCTTTGTCCGCCCCTTGTCCGCCCCTATCAGGTCGTCTATCAGGTCGTCTATCAGGAGGCCCATAGTCCCCTCATAGCCGCCCCCGATAGACGGTTGCCGCCGCCTGACAGGCGGGGCAGCGCCCATATTCCCGGCCATCCACCAGCGCCTCCCCGCAACTAAAGCACGCCCAGAGGCCGTGAGGGCCATCGGAGGCCACCGGCACACAATCCCCGCCGCCGCGTTCGATCATCGCGTCTAGCCGCCCCTGAGCCGCCGGGGTGAGTATCTGGGCCACCGCGAGGGCTTCGGCGTCAGACCGCGAGAGGTTGCCGTCGTATTCGGCAATTCCGGCGCGTTCGTCGTACTCGGCCAAATAGTCCAGAATGTCGCGCTTATGGTCACGGATCGCCTGACCGTCAGCCGGGGTCAGCCGGTGACCTGGTTCGACAAACAACGTGTCACCTTCGGCCCGTAACTTGAACCCGTCGCGTTCCAGCCGCAGCAGCAGGTCAATAGCGCCATCCGCTCGCATCAAAACCTCCCCGTTTGCTGACCGCTGGTCAGGCTAACCGCTAGCCGGATTCGCTGATCCGGGTCACGGGCGAACACGCCGTCCATGCGGCGAATGGTGCGCCCAATCGTGTCGGTCTTCTCGCCCAGTTCTGTCGCCAATTCCTCGACCGACAAGGGCCGGTGGGCCACCAACGCCTTGATGCGCTGCCAGACCGGCAACACGGCGCTCAGTTCCTCGCTCGACGCAACATCGAACCGGTCAACCCGCGTAGTCGTCTGGTCAAACGTCAGCCGCAACCCGAAGGCCGGGAGCCGCCGGGACGTATTCGACTTCTTGTGGCTGAGCGCCACTTCGATCACGTTGGCCCCGTCACCGGCATCGTTCGACCGTTTGATATGGAACAGGCTCCGAGCGCCGTTCGACCAGAAGGTACTTCCGAACGGTTTATCCTCCCCATGATCCAACGACTTGGTCGTATGCGCGAGATGCAACGACCCCACTCCCAACTGCCGCACCGCCCTGAAGAACGCCGTCGCATGTTCCGCATCTTCGGGCCGACCTGGCACCGCAAAGCCGACACTGTCACAGATAAAATACTGGATGCCGTGCTGCACAATGTGCCGCTGCAACCGGGCCGCTTCGGACACCATGGGCGACGCGCACCGGACATAGTGCAAAGTGTCACGCGGCATTCCGTCCCAACCACACAGCCGCTCCAGCCGCTCCCGGTGATCCTCAGGACTAAACTCCCAGTCGCCATACAGCACCTTGATGCCACGACGGGCTAACGTGGAGGCAATGTGCAGCGCCAAGTACGATTTGGCTGAGCCTCCGTCACCAAACAAAATCATGGGGTGCCGTTGCAGGATCGGAATGCCGGATACCTCCCAGTTACTGACGACTTCGGGCAACCCGTAATCGGCCAGCGGCTGAATCGGGGTGCCTTCGCTCTCGGCCTGTTGCACCCGCAACGATAACGTCTCGACCGCGCCTAACCAGTCGAGGCCAGCGGCACCGGAGCGCCCTGCACATGACTGCGCCAGTGTCGCCCGTGTGCGCTGGCTGCTGAAATTGGCGCTGCTCCACAACAACACGCCGTCGATAGTCTTCGCGCCCATCATCGTGGTGGTCACGGTCAGTTCGCCGTGCAGGTCACGGTCACGATCACGGTGGAGTTGTTCCGCACGAAGGGTGATGCCGAGCGACGGGTACTCCAAGCTGTAGGCTCCTTCGCCCAGCTTCACAAACGTCTGCTCCGACCGCAGGAGGTCAGGGAGGCTGCCGTGTTCAATGACCGGCATCTCGACCGGAGGAGCCGTCGCCAAGGCCAACAAGCTGCTGGCGGTGCCACCGGACGCAAACCAGTCCGAGACATCTCCGTGCGCCTGTAATCCCGGTAGGACAACCAACCGCGCCGACAGTCCCGCCGTGGTCAACTGCTCAACGACACTGGCCGCATGGCGACGACCGGGCACATCATGGTCAGGGACGACATACACCTGCGTAGGAGCCAACGCGACAAGGGCCGCGGTTTCTTCGGCTTTCCACTTTCCGGCCCCGCCGCAGTTCGTGGTTGCCGCCAGCCCGTGGGCGCGGCACACCTCCACATCCTTCTCGCCTTCGACCACCCACACCACCGGCTGACCGGGAAGGTCAGGCCAGTGATAGAGCGCCCGGGTCCTCGACGCTGACCAGATCCAACCACCGGCCCCATCCGGTCGTCGCTGCCGGAAACTCTTATCCGCGCCCCGCACGACTTGATGCAAAAGAGTGCCAGCCAGGTCGGTGTAGTCGTAGACCGCTGCCGCGCTGGTCGAGCGCAAGACCGGGGTCGGCTCCGGCACCCGGATCACCTCCTCAAACAGATCCGCGAGTGTCAGGCCCACCGACGACAGAATGTCAGCGGTCGCGCACCCGGCATGGCAGTGGATCAGCACCCGGCCATCCTTCTCGGTCGCACTGACCGAGGCCACGCGGTCTTCGTGGACGGGACATTGGAGCGCGTAGCCAGCCCCCGCCCGTTTCGCAGACGGGAACCGACCGACGACTTGGTCGAGCGTCACCGCGCCACCAGCGTCACGGTGGAGGTCAGGGTCGTGCCGGGTACCGCCAGGTCGGTGCGAAGCGCACGGGCGAGGGCATTGAGGTTCGCGGGGGACGACTCAATCAACGACAACGTGGACTGTGGGGTGGGCGCACAGACCTTCGTGATCCACGCCTTCGTGACCTTCGTGGCCCCCGGTTCGTCCAACAGGATCTGACCGGCCACCGACAACACCAAGGCGCGGAGGTCGATCACGGTCGCGCTATACGTCGTGCGTGACTGCATCCCCTCGATGGTCGTCGCCACCACAACCGGCGACTCGACCACGGGCGCACCGGCCAGTTGTGCCTGCACCGATGCGGCTGCTACCAGAGCGCGTTCCCGTGCCTCCTGCTTGGTGAACGCGACGATCAACTGCATGACGCGGTCTTCGGCAATTTCGAGCGGCCCGAGCAGCGACTTCTCCTGCCCATCGAGCGTCTTCTTCGCCGCGATCAGCGGAGCCTTCGCATCTTTATAGATCCCGGTGATCCACCGCCGCATGTGCTGCACCTTCGCGAGGAACGCCGACGCCTCGACGCTGTCCTCGGGGGTGTGAACCACGACCTGTTCAGACAGACTGATCAGGGCCGTCGTTTGGCTCGACAATTCCCGATTCGGCTTGAGGTCGAGCGTCAGGGTGTCGTTCAGGGCTGGGGAGACGAGTGCCATCCGTGTCCGTCCGTTTCATCAATGCGAGGGCTAATGTGTAGTCGGCAGGGTCGAGGTACTCGACGCTCTGTCCCAGCCGACCGTCTTTCCGCAAGTAGAGCGCGAGACGACGACGCCGTTGCGGCGGCACGTCGTCGTAGAGGAGGTCATACATCGCCAGTTGCAGTCCGTGCCACGACGCAGGACCGCCGGTCTTCAGGTCAACGATCAGTGGATGACCGTTCATGATGCCCACACGATCAGCGGTGCCAGCGGTGTCGTGGATCACCGAGTAGTGCGGCTGCTCGATGTGCGACCACCGAGGAGCCATCATCTGGTGCCAAAACGTGTACGAATCGAGGTAGCCGCGCTCCGTCTCCGGCAGGGTCGCCTCTCGACCGTGATCATATTCCGCACACGCGAGATGCACCCGTGTGCCACGGGCGGCAGAGGCTGCTGTGTAGAATTGTGCGCCAGCGCCCAGTAGACCCGCTGCCGCAATGCGCGAGGTCACACTGGGAATGACGCGCCCCTGCCACGTATATGTGTGCGCCTCCGCGTCGAACACTACACGCCCCACAGGTTCTCCTCGTCATCCCGCGTTGGGGATTCGTAGTCTTCCCATCCCGGATCAGGCTCCGGTGCGTCCGGAATCTCTTCGGCGTCCGGCTCTTCGTTGCCTGGGTCGCTGTCCAGCTTCCAAATGTCGTATCCGGGTAGATTCATGGGTGTCTCCCTCTCACAAAAACGAATGGGCGGCTGCCCCCATCCCCGTGGTGACAGCCGCCCGACGCCCAACCCGACTTAAAAAGGAATTGAATCGTCGCCCGTTCCGTCTCCCGCTGGAACTGGAGCGACCTTCGCCTTTGCGGGTTGTTTCTTGGGGACGGGACGCAGACGCACCCCCCCAATGATCTTGCCGCCGAACTCGATGGTGGGGTCGCAATACGCGATAATGTCCTGACCGACCCAGTCATCCGTCTCAGCGGTGCCGAATGCGGCCACACATCGACGGGTGTTGGTGGCGTTCAGAATGAGCGGCTTCAGGCCGCTGAGGTTCAGGATCCACTTGCGCTCCATACTGCCATCGTCGGCCTTGAGCTGATCCTCGGTGCAGGAGATGACCTTGTGAATGGAACCTTCCTCAGTAAGGGAGTCTGATTTGAGGTACTTGCCGGTGCTGATCAGTGCCATGTGCTTGCTCCTTGGGTTGTGTGAACGAATCGAACACCGAGAGCCTATCAAAACCCGCAGACGGGTGTCAACTGTTGCGTGTATCTCCGTAACCGTGATACCGTGACCGGCATGATTGTAGACCCCCTCATGCGCTTGCGGCTCTTGGTGAAGCACCATGGCAGTCAACGAGCGGTCGCGCGACACCTAAGTGTGTCGGCGTCTCTGCTGTCCGACTGGCTGCTCAAGCGCCGACCCGTGCCAGACTCCTTGTTGACGAAGCTGCGACTGAGGCGGGTCATCGTCTCCATGAGGCAGGTATGACGCAACCAACCCTGTTTACCACCGCACCCCGCTTTGACGGGGAGACAATAGACATCGAGCGCGACGATGACCGCTTGCGCTGCCAACTAAGGGCCGTGCAGACGCTCATGACGGATGGGTGCTGGCGCACCCTGTTGGACATTGCGGGACAGTGTGGCTATCCCGAGAGCAGCACTCCGGGCATCAGCGCACGACTGCGCGACCTGCGGAAGTCGAAGTTTGGATCACACACGGTTGAGCGTCGATACCTGCACGGTGGCTTGTGGCAATACCGGGTGAACAGCCATGGTGCATAAGGACTACACCGTCGTCTGGAACGGCGTGGGTGACCAACGCTATTTGTCTACAGAGCGCGATACCGTGCGCGTGGCCGTGCCGCTGGAGAAACGTGGAGCCGTTGCGCGGGATATGCAGGGCATCGTGTTGGCCGCACTCTGCACCGCCACGGTACCGCTGAGCGCCCATACCTTGTCCGACATGACCGGCTTCGGGGTGAAGACCTGCCGCGTGATCATGGCGAGAGCTGTGCAGCATGGACGGGCGCTTCGTGCCGGTCGCCAGCGGGAGAAGACGCGGCACTATCAGCAGACCTGGGTGGCCATCAAATGAGATCCAAGTACGGGGCTATTCGGACGACCATCGACGGCATTACCTTCGCCAGCAAAGCGGAAGCGCGGCGGTATGCGGAGTTACAGATTCTGTTGAAGTCAGGCGAGATTACTGACCTGAAGCTGCAACCACGCTACCCGTTGGTGTTCACGCCTCGCAAGGGAGCCGATCCGGTGAACGTCGGCAGTTACATTGCCGACTTCTGGTACAGGAAGCGCAACAAAGAGGCGGTCGTTGAGGATGTGAAGGGGATGTTGACGCCGGTCTACCGGCTGAAGAAGAAGATGGTCGAAGCCATCTACGGCATCAAGATCGTCGAGGTGCGACGGTGACCTGCATTCAGTGCCACCGCCCCGCACGGTTGTCGGGCCGTGCGAAGACTTGCATTGTCTGCGCGTATCGGAAGACGGTTGCGAACGCGGTGGCGTCCAAGATTGAGCGCGAGTTCAAGCGCAGCCAAATGCGCCAGTGGCGCGAACGACGACTGGCATGAGCGCCTACTACAACGAGCATGACCCGTTCGCCGCCGCCTGGTTGCGCGAGTTGATGAAAGACGGCCTGATCGCGGATGGAGAGGTAGACGAGCGTGACATCCAGACCCTTGACCCCCGCGACCTGCGCGGCTTCACCCAGTGCCACTTCTTTGCCGGGATCGGCGGCTGGAGTTACGCCCTCCGACTGGCCGGATGGGACGATGCTCGACCTGTTTGGACAGGCAGTTGCCCCTGTCAGCCCTTTAGTAGTGCGGGAAAGTCTGGGGGGGGGGGCGATCCGCGCCATCTTTGGCCAGCGTGGTATCGCCTCATCCGCGAGTGCCGCCCTGCAGTCCTCTTTGGTGAACAGGTTGAAGCAGCGGTTGCCCATGGGTGGCTCGACCTTGTTTGCGATGACCTGGAACGAGAAGGCTACGCCGTCGGGGCGGTCGGTCTGCCTGCTGCGAGCGTCGGGGCACCGCACATCCGGCAACGGCTGTGGTTCGTGGCCGACACCCAAAGCGCAGAACGCGAACAGAGCGGTTCTGCACGGGCGGGGAGGTCAGGACTTACAGACGGTGGTGGCGCTAGCCAGTTGGCCGACGCCGACGGCGCGGGATCACAAAGACGGGAACGCCACCAGTTGCCAGAACGTCCCGATCAACTGTCGCCTTGGGCGGCAGGTTCACTTGAGTGGCTTCCCTGTCGAGACGGCAAAGCAAGACCAACTCAATCCGGCCTTCAGCCTTTGGCTCATGGGATACCCAACCGTGTGGGCACATTGCGGGGCGCGGGTAATGCCATTGTCCCGCAAGTCGCGGCAGCGTTTATCGCCGCCTATCAAGAGGTGAACGCATGATGACAGGGATCAGATGGATGATCGGTGCTGCCGCCGTGACCGCATGGGTGGTTGGCGCGGCGGTGTATGCGGCGTGGCTGAAACACGAAGCGCAGAAGGCGCGTCGAGACAGTGAACAGCGCAAGACATTGGATCGGATTGTCCAAGCCTCGATGCCGCCAGCGGCACCCGGCATCAACAGAAAGCGAGTGTCGTGATGGAGATTACCGAAGCGATCGCGATTAAGGTGCGAGACGCGGTAGATGCCGGTCTGGTCGCCGGAGTGGGTCAGCCGATTCCCGGCCAGATGTGCGTCGAGGCGGCGGTGTGCTACGCGCTGGGCCTGCCGCACGGCGATGATCCGGGCTGTGTGTCACCCACACTGCGGCAACTCAAGATTGTGTTGAACGACTCGTCGTGGTCGAGCACTACCGCCCGCGCTCAGGGCTTGCGCCGACTTGCTGTGGCACAGTTGGGCAGCAAAGGTGTGCTTGATGATGACGTGTTTGTCCGGCGCATGATTACAATGACGATCCGTGTGTCCGTGCCACAGGCGCTGAGACATGCAGCGTGGCTTAACCCCCAGCATGCCGACGCGTTGGAGTCGGCGGCGGTGCGGTGCGAGATCGAGGGGACGCTAGGCGCTGCCCGTGCTGCCCGTGCTGCTGCTACTGAGGCTGCTGCTGCTGTCCGCGCTGCTGTCCGTGCTGCTGCTGCTACTGTTGCTGCTGTCCGTGTTGTCCGTGCTGCTGCTGCTGCTTATGCTGCTGCTGATGCTGCTGCTGATGCTGCTGATGCTGCTGTCCGTGCTGCTGCTGATGCTGCTGAGTGTGCTGATGCTGCTGCTTACGACGCATCGCTGTCTGCTGATGCTGCCCGTGTTGCTGCTACTGATGCTGCCCGCGCTGCTGCTGCTGCTGATGCTGTTGCTGCTGCTGCTGCTGCTTATGCTTACGACGCATCGCTGTCTGATTACGCTGAGCGCGTGGTGGAGATTTTGATCGACATGCAAGCGCCGGGATGCCAATGGTTGGCGTTGGTGCCCAAGGATGACAAGGAGGACAAATGACGTTACCGTGGATCACCAAGCACGACACCATTGACCACTGGACACCCCAACGCGCAGGGGACGCGGAACGCCGGATGCTGGTGGCCGACGGTCGGGTGATCGAACCGAGTTACCTCTGGTCTGCCGTCGCGCAACAGCATGAAGCGGCAGCGGCGGTGAACCGCGAACGGGCAAGTCGGACGGAGGCATGAGCCACTACCACCTGATCGGCCAACTACCGCATCACCAATACGTGCAGGTGAACACCGCGTTTACGCATCGTGCGTCAGAGGTATCCAGCATTCCCGGCATCTGGTTTGGCCTAGTGTCGTATCCCGGTCGCGCCTGGGGCTGTACCGTGCTGTTGGAGAATGGGGCCGTCTACCGCAACCTGCCCCTTCACGCGTTGGCGCACAAGCTGGATGGGCTGGACATCCCGTGGGAAGCCCGAGAAGCCCAGCACTGGGACTGCTACGGCTCTGGCTTCACCACCTTGTGCTACGACACGCTCAGGGGGCTTGAATGCACCGCCAAGACCGCCGATGTGCAGCGTAACGGCGAATACCTCTGCACCATCGCGCCGGTGGGGGATGCCTACTCGGCGGTGCCGTCGCAGAGTAAGGAACTGGTGCTCGTTGCGTTGACGAATGGGCGCTACACGTTGCAGCCGACTGACCGTGTGGTGTTCAGGGACGTGTCGTTCACGGTGGGTGAGGGATTCCCGTGTGGACTGCGGCGGCAGGACGAGACGTATTCAGCGGAAGGAGAGCAGCCCATGCGCACCCAAGGGATGAGCCGCGCCGACAGCCGCCGGGAGTTTAAAAAGGCGATTAAGGGAGAGACACCAGAATGAAGAACGACCTGATGTTCTCGTCCAAGTCGGACGAGTGGGCCACGCCGGTCGATCTGTTCGACAAGCTGGACTACGAGTTCGATTTCGAGATTGATCTTGCGGCAACCGGAGAGAACACAAAGTGCGAGTCGTTCTATAGCAAGGAATCAAACTCGCTTGAACAGGACTGGGGCGGCACGTTTGACAGAGGTTGGATCAATCCTCCCTACTCGCGTGGTCTGTGCGCCCAGTTCATCGCTAAGGCCGCAGAGGAACGCCGGAAGGGTTTCTTGACCGTGATGCTGCTTCCGGCCCGGACGGACACCAAGGCGTTCCACACGCACATCTACGACGCCAGCACATGGCGACCGCGAGACGGTATCGAGATCCGGTTGCTGCCGGGACGGTTGAAGTTTGGCGGCAGCACGAACAGTGCGCCGTTCCCGTCGATGATTGTGGTGTTCAGACCATGAGGATACTGACTATCTACATCAGCGGCCCCATCAGCGGCCTGCCTGACGGCAACCGACCGGCGTTTGCCGAGATGGCGGTTACGTGGCGGTCGAAGGGCTGGGAGGTCGTGAACCCCCATGAACTGTTCGCGGCGGAGGAGGAAGAGAGTTGGGAGGGCTATATGCGGAAAGACCTTGCGGCCTTGCTCACCTGTACGCACATCGTTATGCTGCCGGGATGGGAACATTCACGGGGAGCGCGGTTAGAGAAGACGGTGGCCGATGCGGTCGGGATTCTCTTGATGTTACCCAGTGACGCAAAAGAAGACCCCGCCTAGACTCGTCAAGCCCCTGCCCCCCGTGGACTGCCCAGACTGCCCCACCACCCATCACGGCGTGGCGGGGTATCTGGTCTGTCCCGTCTGCGGGACGTTGTCGGTGGTGGTGGCCTACAACCCGATGTGAACGGGGTCTTTAGTCACGGCGCGGAGGGCAATGTTGATCAGGCCCACCACGATGGCCGTCGTCTCCGGTGGCAGGGGAATGACGCCACTCACCGCTGCCGCAATGGACAGCACCTGCATCCAGAAGGTCTTACTCTTAAACAGGTTCTTTGCTTTCATGCTGACTCCTTAGTCCAAGCCCAGTGCGGTACGCCATTCCGCACGATGTTTGTCGATGCTAGCGTCCAAGTTCATCCCCGCGAGGTAATCATAGATGGTGCGGCCAAACCAGCGGCCCACCTGGGCATCCGGCACCCGCCCCGCTTCCGCATAGTCGGCCCACAGGATCATCCCAATGGCGTCAAAGGCGGCGTCCCCCGGATACGGCGGCAGGGCCTGCACGACCGGCACGTCCGGCTCAGGCGGGTCAGGCGCATAGACATGCTGATCGGCGGGGAGGATACCAATGGGATCCTCCTCAAATCGGTAGGTATCTGACCCCGAGCCGGGAATACAGTCCCACGCCTCACGGGAAGGCAGGGAGACGGCGACATCGTCCGACATCGGGCGACCCCCGCCCCCGTCCTTCACATGCCACTGGGTGTCTGGGACAGCGTTATAGACGGGATGGCCCCAGTAGGCACACCCGACCACCCGCATCCAGAAGGCGTTGCGTTCATCCCGCGTGGAGGACGCGCCGAGGTTGTAACCTTCGTCGTTGTGGATCCACTCGGCCATATCGACGAGATCTTCAATGCTCATTGCGCCTCCTCAATGGTGATGGCGATCGGGTCACCCGCCGTCGTCGCTCGACGCAGATGCTCCATGACGTTCATTAGAGCCAACTTGCTCTCTTCCACCCGGTCATACGCCCGGATCCGGCCCACCAGCACACAGCCATGGGTATCCGCTTGCGTGTTCCCGGCATGCATGCGAATGCCTGTGAATCCTGGCACCGCCAACACTTCTGGCAGCACCTTCTGGAACCGTTGGGACAGTGACAACCGGACATCGTAGCGACCGGCAGGAATGGCCGTCTCGCCGGGGATCTTCACCGGACGCACGACATCTTCCAATGTCCAGCAAGTAAAGACGCCATCAATGAGCAGAATACCCATCGTCGCGGCGACCGTCGAGGGTTCCCGAATGACGCGGAGGTTCATGACTCAGCCCACGTCAACAACAGCAGCCCGAGTGAGAAACAGCAGCCCAAGACAAACAGGGCGCACAGGAGCGGCACCGTCACCGCATGACCCAGTAGATCGCGGCGACGACGACCGCCGACAGCGCACTGATAGCAATGGCGTTGATACGACCACTACGGTCAGCTAGCACGGCAATTTCCCGTTCACTGGTGCGGGTGCGTCCATTCAGGGTATCTAGTCGTGTATGAATGCCTTTCAGGGCATCCATGACCGCCGCGTGACGCTCGTCCAATACTTGATCGTCCATGACATTATTTCTTCGGAGCCGGAATGGGGCCACCGACGGGGAACTGGCCACACGCCGCCGGGTTGCCTTGACCGGCATCCGTGATAAACCCCTGTCCCAGCGCCACCGGCCCACCATTCAGCGTCTCCCCTAGTGGGCAGCGACAGTTTGCCAGCTTGACGCCATTGATCGACGGCGCGGGTGAACAGGCAAAGCTGAAGCAGTTCACGACGGGTGCGGCGATACCCGGTGCGCCTGCACAGACCTGCCCCGTGACCTGCGTTTGTGCTAACGGCGAGGTCGCCCATCCGTTGATCGCCTGCGGGATGTGCTGTCGAAACGAATACAGGCTCCACACGCCGTTCTTTGACGGAGCCGCACACGACCCCCGCATGTTGCCGCTGTTCACGTCCGCAATGGCCTTGCCTTTGAGGATGGGGCAGGTACAGGACATCTCTGGGTACGACGCCAACCCGCCACCCGCCACCCGCACGTGGATCATCTTCGGCTGGCCCTGACTGTCGAGGACGGGCGTACAGGTGGAGGCGGCACACAAGGCAAATTCACCGGAGCAGGTGGTGACGCCGGGTGGTGGCGCGGGTGGTGACTGAAGGGTCAGAGCAAAGAGCAGCAAGGTCATCATGCGTTGGCTAACTCCATCAAGTCGGACTGAATTTCGGCGGCACGGGCAGCCGTGACAATGCCCTTGGCAACCAGTCCACTCATCAACTGCGCAAACTGTGGGTCAGCCAGATCGATCCGTGTAGCCAATTGGAACTGCGCCATGCCCCACACGACATCCGCGTCCGTGCTGGTGGTGGCGATCTGCCATTCCGCAGCGGTCAGCACACTCACCACTTGCGCTGGCGTGACGATAGTTCGCACGATCACAGGCGCAGGGCCGAAGGTGTCCGTCGCCTTGTTGTAGGTCATCCCGATCTGCGCCTCTGGGCGATCCGTGACATCCACGAATGTCCATGACGCATCAGGCGGGATGGGCATCCCGCCGCCGCCATTCCACTCGCTTTGGGCGATGCCGGTCTTGATTTGTAGTTGTCTCATTAAAAAAACTCCACTACTTCCCAGCTGTATTCCTGAGTGCCAGAGGCGATGCCGCTGGTGACGGTCACCGTTGTTGCGCCAGCCAGTTCGACAATGGCTTCCATGCGCTGGTCATTTCCGCTCGTTGACCAACCCAGTGGATTCAGCCACGCCTTCGCCGTATTCACCGATGTGATGGTCGTGTTCGCCGTGCTCGCCGCCGTCAGCGTGGTCAATCCTCGCTGCACCGAACGAATGACTCCCGGCAGGAACTCGATGATAGTGATCTTCATCGGCGTCGCGACGCCGCCCGTGGCCGCGCCTGGGTCAACCGCCGTAATCGTGGTGCTGTTGGTCAGCGTCACGCGAGGGTTGAAGCTGACGTTCGACGTTGCACCCCCCCAGTCCGTGTAGTAGTTGGCGAACACGAGAATCGAGCGCGACATGTCAACGGCGGTGATGGACACCGTGCCGCTATTAGCCGCCACAAGAGTCAGGGTCACTTTTTGCACAGAGTTGATCAAGCTCGACGCGCCCCACAGGGACACCAACCCGCCCATCCCCGCAGGGCCGATGAAATTACGTTCGCGTCTCATCAGGCGATCCTGTTGACGTAGCCGTTGATCAAGATCACGTTGGCGGTTCCCGCAAACGCCTTGACCACCAGCGAACCCGTCAGCACCAGCCCCGGCACCACCATCAGGTAGCCACTCTCACCCGGCACGGTGACTTCGATATTGCCATCCGGCGCCGTCGCTTCGCCCCACTCCACCGTCAGCTTTACGGCGGTGGTGGAACTGTTCACGGCCCACAGCCATATTTCGTCCAGCGAGGTGGCGTGCGCCGTATGGATCGTCGTGCCGGCCGTGGAAGTCGGCACTACCTTGATCTGTTTGCCGCTGGTCGAACCACTGAGGATAACTTTGCTAAATGTCGTAGCCATAAGGGAACTCTAACTGAACACTTGCGTGGCGAGGATATTGTTTTGGTCATCGACCGCCGTGCCGCCGACCGCCCATGTGGGCAACGCACCCGTCCCAGCACTGGTCAGCACAAACCCCGAAGTGCCGGGCGTAATGCTCTGCATGGCCCCCGTGGCCGTGGTGCCGCCCACCAGGACGCCATAGGCTTGCTGCGTGGCGACTCCGGTGCCGCCATTGGGAACGGTCAGGGCCGTATTCAACCCACCCGTCAGGGTCGTAACACCCGTCACGCCCAGTGTAGAGGACAGGGTCGCGGCTCCCGTGACGCCCAAGGTGGCCAACGTGGCTAGACCCGTGACACCCAATGTCCCACCAATGGTGGCGTTGCGTGACTGGAAGAAGTCCCGAGGCCGGTTGGCCCCCGCCTTGCCGATGTCGTACGTCGCATCGACAAACAGGACATCTTGACTGATCGGGTTAGGCAAGACCGAGATGGCCGTGGTGCCTGCCATCAACAGGCTGCTGGTGGTCAACGCCACGCCCACCTGGCGCGACAACACGGGGGGGGTCGCCGTCAAGGCTCCCGCCGTGGCCGACACGTAATACGTGCTGCCCACGACCACCGCAGAGGCCGTGGTGGCCGTGCCAGCCAGACGAATGGTGCCAGCGGTATTAAGGGCAATGGCGCTGACCGCGATCCCCACGCTCTGGGGCAGGGTGCTGGTGGCGGCGGCATCCGCATCCGTGAGATACCACAGCCCCGGTGTTAAGGGAGTCGTTTCCGCACCCGAGGACAGGTAGCACACCTGGCCTGCCGTGACCGCCTGTCCGACGGTACCTTCAATGTCGAGGTTCACCGCCGCGCCGGGGACGGACAGGATGTTGTCCTGCTCCTCAATGGTGGCCCCCGCCGCCGTCTTGTAGGTGAACTTGAAGTTGCCCCCAGCTGGGAGGTAAGCCACGAACCGACCGGCGCTATCCGCGACAATGGGGTTGGTGTTGGGGGTGGCTAACGACGCATCCGCATACGTGGTGGCCGCAGTCGTAGTGCCACCCACATAGGTGTAGATCAACGCGCCCGAGACGGCCACGCCATCGGCGTCGAGGACGGTCTGATACGGGGTCGGAGTGAGGGTGCCTGCCATAAAACTAATCCTCTACCGTGTTATTACTGCAAATCATTTGTTGAACAGTTTCTTAAACATGCCAGGCATATCAGTTTCCGACGGCATTGTAACGGGCGACCGGAAATCTTTCCGTCGAATACCCAGCGTGGCTACCGTCTCATCTGTTACAAGATCCCAATCAAAACGTTGTCCATCCCAAGCCTCACTCATGGCGTCCGCAAGCGATTCAATCTTTGGGTTGGATTTTACGCCACGAATCGCTGCCGATAGCTTTCGAACAATTTGCTCACGAGTTCCCATGATTCCAGCCGCATGAAACATTTTTTGCGTTGGAGTGCCAGCCACGCGGGGATTAAACAGCAGGCCACGCGCTTCTTCGGGGTCCAGTGTGTCATAAGCCGCACGTCGCCCCTTAGCAGATGACCCACCCTGCTGGAATGGCATTTCTTCAAGGTCATTCGCCAGCCAACGAAGCATAAAAGATCGCTCGGCCCTCGCCGACGTATCGTTTGCCGCAGGAACTGTTGGTGCAAGTTTTTGACGAGCCTTGGCTAGTTTCTCGGGGGCTGTTTGAGGTACCGACACTGAAGGCTCACTGGGAGGCATGGCATACACACCACGCGGCAGCGCCTTGGTCGCAGACGGCACCACTTCCGCGTCAATGTAGTCGCCCGTGCCTCGCGCTGGCGCACCCACTTTGTTGCCTAATTCGTCCACCACGACTCCGCTTATCACGGGTGGGCGATTCGACATGGTCTGAACCGGCGCGTTCCCGCGACTCGGCACACCGCCAAGACGAATAGATCCAGAGTTAAACGGCACCTGGTCTACGCCCATCATTTGGCCCACGGTGTTGATACCACCAAACCCGCCACGCTCATTGGGGCCACCTGTGCGCGGAGGGGCTTGATCCGCAGACGGCGGGGAAGAACCTGCCTCAATCCGAGGGATCACGCGAGAGATAAACGGCTCACTGGGAATACGGCCCGAGGGATCAGCCCCGGAACCCGTGGGTATTGAACCACGCTCAAGCAATCCACGGGTTGTGGGCAATGGGCCAACGTCAGGAACAGCCTCAAATGAATTGCCAGACAACACGTTTAACAGATTGGACATCTTTGAGCGCGTAGAGGGACTGCGGCTTATCGCCCGTCGCGCCAATCCCGCAGCAGCAAGTGCGCCAGCAATTTCCGGTTGTCCAGCAAGTGCGCTAACGCCAGAAGCGGCAAGTGATGCCGCGTCATACGATGAAAACGCATTTGATTGAGCCGCGCCCTTGACATACAAATCATCAAGCAGGTCGTATCCCTCATGGGCGTAATCCAGCGCCTTCGCTACACCTGGAAGCTGGCGTTTTAGATCACCGCGAATGCTGTCAGAAAGTTTCTTCATCCCTGCCGCCGCCGTGGCGTTGGCCGGAGCCGTTGTATACGAACCACTTGATCGGTTCTTATCAAGAAACTGCTTTAAGTCCAGCGCGTCTTCCGGCGTAATTTGATGCCGTCCAGCAATGGCATTAGACAAACGACGCGCTGTAGACGCATCGCCACTGCCCATGTCTTGCTCGTCAAAATGAGCCGCCATGTTGTCAAGTCTTCGCACAAGGTCTGGGCCGTTGGAAACGGAAATGCTTTGAAGATTGCTTTGAGAAACCGCGTCACGAATACGCGTGTTAGCAAGATCAACGCCCGTCTTAACTTGATCTTGTTGTTGTTCAATAGAACCAGACACGCCACGTTTGGCTGCTGTCGAAGCCGTTGATGGAATCTCAGGAAGTCCTTTAGCTCGCAACGAAGCGTTTAACTCCTGTTGCGCTTTGGTATCAATGGATTCCGCATTGCGAAGCCAAGCCACTAGACCACTGCCAGAAGTCGGCGCTACTACACGACGAAGGGCGGTCTGTCCCCCCTTGGCAACAACCGGAAACGCGGCACCAGCCACGGCACCAGTTACCGTATCGCGTCCCAGATCACTCAAAGTCGTTGGTTGCCCCTGAACCGTACGCGCTATGGTGTTCTCAATAGCGGCAGTGGGCGCGCCCTGTGCCGCACCCTTGGCGGCTAAACCCAACACGTTGGCAGACTTCAAACGCTCAAATGCCCGAGCGCCAGACGGTGCGGCCTTTGACGCTAACATTCCGGCCAGCTTTCGCTCCACGCCAGGCGCAATGGTGCGAAGCACGGCCTTCCCTGCTCCGGTTACCAGTTTGCCCGTGGGCAGCGCACCAATCAGCGCACTCGTTGCCAATTCAGACGGTGTAGCATCTTCGCCTTCGTATTTGCCTGCAAGGTATTCACCCAAGGTGGCACCAGCCGCGCCAAGCGCAGGCACCGCATATGGAGCCAGTGGGCCAGCCAGCGCGCCTGCCATGCCGCCAGCAACAGCCGGAATAACACGCAGCGCCGTTGATGCGGCGGTGTCCGTCCATGAGCGTTCAGTAGGAGCTTCCGCGCTGACATCATCAAGCAATGAATCAACGGACGCTCCGTTTTTAACCAGATCCAAGTCAATTTCAAACTCCCGAGACTTGGACTCGGATGGAAACGACAAAGATCGTGGATTACCCGGATCGGGTGATGTCGCCTTATATTTGCTGGCAAGACGAAGCAAGTCTTCTGTAGAAACAGCACTTTGTGCCATTAGTAAAGCTTCGCTTTCGTTGCGGGTCGAGAAGCCAAGATACGGGCTGTTGCTTCGTCTCCACCCAAAAGCGTGGTGTAGTTGCTAATGATGTCACCCTCAAGAGCATCCTTGAATCCAAACAAAATGCTGTCTGTCAGCTTCTCGGTATTTGAGAAATTGCTAAACAACGCCGAGTAATCTTTGCTTTCTTGGGCGCTAAACGCGGCACCAGTAATTCCGCGCCGATAATTAATCAAAGCGTTTTTCAAATGCGTTCCAAGTTTCTGGTATTCTGGATTTACGGATAAGCCGAATGTGTTGGCTATCTTTTGAATGTTTCCAGAAATTGGCCCTTCTGATTTCGTGATGGTTTTCCGTAATACCGCAAGCGTGTCCTGGATGTCACTCAACGCATCAATAGTGGCCTGTCTAGCCACATAACGAGTCCCTGCTTCTCCCGTAGGAATAACAGAAGCGCGTAGCAACTGAAGACGCCGTTCTTCATCAGGGGCATCAGCAATTTGCCGAACAAAGTTCTTGCGTGTTTCAGGAGTAAACTTTAAAGAAATGGTATTGACAGCGCCTTGAATATTGAGCGGCAACTTGTTGAACGTTTCTGTAGCCGTGCGATTTATTAACGTAGTTTCCGCTTTGTCTTCTGCGGCGGCAATTGCCAATGAACGCAATAGCGCAACTTGAGGATCATCGTTGCGAAGATTCTTGGATTTGGCATACGCGTCAAAATCAACGTTGGTCATCTTGGATCTATCTGGAAGACCCCTTGATTTTGCAAAAGCGTCTAGCGATAATTCCTCTGGCGTAACCTTTGTTTCCGCTCTACGTCCAGCAGACAGCCATTGATCAAACGGCAGTTTGCTTCCAGAATCTTTCCAATCACTCATGTTTTGAGCAAGTTCTTGTGCTGCAGGAGACACGGGTGTTGGTCCCATCTGTGTGGCATTGCCGGACGCGCCCATAACGTAATCGCCAGGATTAACAACCTGCCGTGGGCCTTGGGCATCCCATTGCTTAACCAAAGACTGGAGCATCTGTATCTGCTGTTGCGGCGGCTTACCAAACATCGCAACCTGGAAGTCTTCCAAGTCTTGGGCTGGAATACGATTTCCGGCTGGCCCCATCACAGATTGCAAGATGTCTTCAATCGGGACGCTAGGATTGGCCTTATAGGTGTTCAGCACCACATTGGCAATTGACCCACGCATGGCCACTTCCGTCTTGGCCAAGTCTTCTTTTTGTTTATCAAACGCGGCAAAGATCGCGTTGGCCTGCTGACCTTGTCCCGCTAATCCGCCTGCAACTGTCGGAGAGATGCCTGCTTGGATTAGATCGTTGTAGGCCGTCTTCACGTCATACATGCCCTGCTCAGTGGTATACCGACCCACTGGCGCTGTTTTGTACGATTCAAGACTGGCTTTGCGACCCGTGGGCAATGACGTGCGCGTTTCGGTCTGCCCTAACACGCCAGCCATAGAACGCGACAAACCATCCGACGGCGCTGTTTCCGGCTGACCGCCAAACACGTTTGACCGCGATATGGCCGACGGCAACCCACTAAACGACTCAGCGGGTACTTCAATCGGTTCTCCATCAACCATGCGGAACGTAGCGTCTGTACGCACACTCGGATTGAGGTTTCCTCTAAAGTCAATGCCACCAAACGCCCTGTCTGCCAACCCCTCCACTGGTGCGTCCGTAAACACTTCATACGGACGACCGGCTTGAAAGTTGCCGGGATTCACGCGCATCCGCTCGTCTTGTCGCGTCTCCAACCCTCGCGCCTTCAGGATGGCTTGCGCCTGATCCATCTCTCGCTGCTGCTTCGCCGCCGAAGAGTTGTAATCCCTGAGCGACTTAGAGATGTCCTGCCCAATGCTCGAAATGGCATTGCCGTAGATTTGCCCTTTGGCCTCAGCCGCTCGAGCCTGTGCCGACGCCACATCGATCAGCGCCTTGGCTTTGGCATCTTCGCCACGGGCCATCAGGTCGGCAATGGTGCCGATGTAGGGGTTGCGGTAGGGGGTGTATTCAAAGGCCATTAGATCAACCCATACATGCGCTGGTAAGTGTCACCGGCATTCAAGCGGCCCTGGTTGTACTGCTCGACCCAGTTCCGATACTGCTGGTCATACGCCTGCTGTTGCGCCTGCAAGCCGTAGTTCTGTTGCTGCAGTCCATACTGCTGCTGGTTCTGATACGACCCAAGGTTTGTATTGTAGGCACCCGACCGACGCGACTCCGCTTCTTGGTTGGCCATGTTCTGCCCTGCGGTGTTGGTCGTGTATTGACGATAGGCGTTCTCGGCGTTGGTGTTGTAGGCATTGGCGGCATTGCCGACATTGCGGTCGAATGCGCCAGCGCGGTTTGCTTCGTTCTGGTTATACGCGCCCATGGCGTTGGCGTAGTTGGTCTGGTAGGTGTTGAACCGGTTCTGCTCGTTCGTGGTGTAGTTGTTGAGCTTCCGGCCATACGCCGCCCCATACTCCTGTGACCCCGCCTGTTGGCCGTAGTCCAAGATGTCTCGGAGGTTGCCGCCCGTGTTGGTGACCCCCTTGGCCGCGCCACTGCGTTCCAGCGCTTGTTGCCCCTGCTGCATCCGGAACTGGTAGCCGGGGTCGGCGTTCATCTCGTCTACGCTCAGGCCGGTAAACGGCTGCGCGGCGGCGTATTCAGGCCGCGAGAACGGAGTTGCGCCTTCGTAGGCCGGAGGCATAAACGGGGCCGGGGCGTTATAGGGTTCCGGGTTGTAGTTGGCCAGCGGGTTGTAGGGCGTAATGCCGCTGCCCATATTGCCGCCACCGTAACCACCACCACCGTAACCACCACCACCGTAACCACCGCCGCCGCCCATCCCCATGCCCATCGGGCCAGCCGTGGCTGCTGGGTTCATCAGGGGACTGCCACCACCGGACGCGGTAAAACCACGCGCTGCGGCTGAGGCTGTCGATCCTGCACCACCGCCAGTGG